TAAAGCTTAATACAAGCATGGAATATTTTATGAATATGCCTGTAAAGGAGCTTATAGAAATTGTTGAGGAGGTGAGTGAACTTGGCCAGTAGAAAAGAATATGAGATGAGGATAAAGATTGGCGGTAGAGTGGATGCCTCTTTGAGTAATGCTACAAGGCAAGCTATAAGTAATATTGAGGGCGGTCTGTCAAAGTTTGAAAACCGTATGAAGACTATAGGTAAGGTGGTAGCAAGTGTGACTGCTGGACTTGCCGGTGCTGCTACTGTAATGGGATCTAATTTTGAATCGCAGATGAAGACTGTACAGGCTATAAGCGGATCAAGTGAAGCACAGCTTGATATTCTTAGTGAAAAAGCTAAAGAGATGGGCATTAAAACAGTATTCAGCGCTACAGAAGCAGGCAAAGCACTTGAATACATGGCAATGGCAGGATGGAAGACTGCAGACATGACGCAGGGCATATCAGGTATCATGAATTTGGCTGCAGCATCAGGTGAGGACCTTGCAATGGTTTCAGATATAGTTACTGATGCGCTTACTGCTTTTGGACTTAAGGCAAGTGATTCAGCGCATTTTTCTGATGTACTTGCAGCAGCATCTTCTAACTCCAATACAAATGTGGCTATGCTTGGCGAATCTTTCAAGTATGTTGCTCCTGTGGCCGGTGCTCTTGGGTATAAGGTTGAAGATGTAGCTGCGGGATTAGGTCTCATGGCTAATCAAGGTATAAAAGCCGGTATGTCAGGTAGAGCCATGAAAAATATATTGTCAAATATGACTAAGCCGACAAAAGAAATGGCTGCGGCTATGCAGACACTTGGAGTCAGCTTGACTGATGATAGCGGAAATATGCTTTCTTTCATGGACATCATGAAAAACTTAAGAAAAGGATTTGCCGGCGGAAATCTAAGCGCAAAAGAGTTTGGAGAAAACTTACAGACGATCAGCGATGGACTTGAAGATGGAGAGATTTCAGAAGGCGAGTACATTGAAAAAATGGAAACCCTTATGACGAGCATGTATGGAACAGGTGCAGCGGAAAAGGCCAGACTTGCTAATATGCTTGCAGGCAAGCAGGGCATGACAGGACTTCTTGCGATAGTGAACTCTTCAGAGGAAGATTTTAATAAGCTTACATCCGCCATACAGAATGCTGACGGTGCAGCGGAGGATATGGCCAATACAAGACTTGACAACTTGCAGGGGGATGTAAAACTTGCTCAAAGTGCCTTGGAAGGATTGGCCATACAAGTGTATGAAGATTCTAAAGGACCTATGCGTGAAGGTGTGCAGATGTTTACCAAGTCTATTCAAGATTTGAATGCATATATCATAAAGAGCGGAGTGGCCAAGAATATAGGCAGAGCATTGTCTAAAGGCCTTAAGCAGATGGAAGGTGCAGGAAAAGGCGTTATTGAGTTCGGTAAGTTCGCAATGAAGCACTCAAGTGTAATCCTTGGACTTCTATCAGGAATGGCAGCAGGCTATGCCACATTGAAAGCTGTTGTGATCGGGAACAAGATAGCAAGTGGAATATCAGCCATAACGATGGCACTTTCAAATCCTGTCACGGGAGCTATTGTGGTGGGTGCATTAGCCGTATCTGCAATAGTAGGAGTAACTACAGCTCTTAATGCTATGAGAGTAGAAGCAGGCAACAGAAGCCTTAGTAAACATTTCGGTGACTTATCTTTATCAATGAAAGAAGTTGATATTGTGGCGGACAGGCTTGTAAGCAGTAAGTCGCTTGAGGGTGTAAGGACTGCGATGAAATCATTTGATGAAGCAACTAAATCAATGGATGGCTTCACAAACAGTCTAAGTGCGGTCAGAAAACTCAACTGGCAAGTAGGCATGGGTATCAAGCTTAGTGAAGATGACAATACCGCATATAAAGACGGCGTTGAGAATATGATTTCTTCTTTAAAACAATCTGTAACAAGTGAACAGTATGGTATGGATATGAATCTTGCTTCTATACTTGGAGATAATCCGAACATGGAAGGAATAAGAAGTTCATTTAATAATTACTATACTTCAGTATACTCTGAGCTTGACAGACTGGGCGAAGAGATGAAAAATGCAGTCAATGACGCATTCAATGACGGAATACTTGATATAGATGAGGCTAAGCATCTTGAAGAGCTTGAAAAGCAAATGGCCGATATGAAGGCCAAGTTGGCAAATGACAATCTACAGTCTTCTTTTGATGTTATCAATGCATCCGGATTTGGAAATCTTACACCTGAAAGCTTTAAAGATGTAATATCTAAGACTACAGAAAAAGCAAATGAAGCAATGGCCACATTTGCAGAAAGTCAGGAGAAAGCACTGGCCAGCCTGCGTACACAATACAATGAGGGGTTCTTGTCTGAAAGCGAATTCAACAGACAATATGATATTGTTATCAATAGTATACTTGAAAATCAAGGTAAGACTATAGGTATGGCTGTAAGTTCACTTACAAAGAATATAAAGAATTCATATTCGGAAGAAATGTCAAGCTTGATGCCTGAGCTGAATGATGTTGTGTTGAAGGTAATGAATGATCCGGGTAACTTATATGCTTTAAAAGAGCAGGGAGCTTTGGCTTTTTCAGGAATAAAAGATGGCTTGCTGGATGGAATGAAAGTAGATTCTGCTACAAAGGAAGCTATGTCACAGCTGTATAAAGAGCTTGCTCCGGACATGGAGAAAATGAATGCTATTGCGGAGAGTTACAAAGAAGCAGGAATGAAGATTCCGGATGAACTTGCAAATGCACTTCATGAAGCGGCTACAGTGGGAGCTCTTGCAGGAGATGAATCAAGTCTGTGGTATCTGTATGGTGAGAAGATAGCAAACGATCCAAACTATACAGAGATACTTAGTACAATGCAAAAGCAGGGAGTAGAGATACCTCAAGCGTTACTTAACGGTCTACAAGCAAGTGGGACATTAGATCAGGCAGGCAATATAGTGTATGGAAAGATAAATAATTCTATACAGTCAGCTATGGCCTCTCCAATAAAAGCTGTTGCTAAGTTTGATCTTGAAGCCGTGTATAATGTGAGTCCTAATGTACTCAGCAATAAAGCCAGAGCGGAGGTGCAGGCGGCGGCAGTGGGTAAGCAAATGGCAAGCTTGAAAACAAATAAGATAACAGGTCTACCGGCATATGCAAGCGGTGGGATTATTGAAAAGCCTACCTTGGCCACTTTCGCAGAGGACGGACCGGAGGCGGCTATACCGCTTGACGGTTCAGCACGTGCTATATCTTTATGGCAAAGAGCAGGTGAGATACTTGGTACACTTGGTGGAAAGTCAAAGGCAAGTGGAAGCTTGGAGAAACTTGAGGGTACAGATACATCCGGAAGTAACGTTGTGGTGAACTTTTCTCCGGTACAAAACTTTTCTGCTGGTACTACGGCTGAAGAAGTACAAAGGGTTAATGAACTCAGCTTTGAAGAGTTTAAAAAGATGTTCGACAGATATGTAAAAGATGGTAGAAGACTGGGATTTACATAAATGAGAGATAGAATATATATAGCAGAGTCGGGAGATACTTGGGACAGTATCTCCTTTAAAATTTATGAAAATGAGTTCAAGGTTGAACTTTTAATGAATGCGAATAAGGGATTGATGCATATCTTTGTGTTCGGTGGTGGCGAAAGAGTAAAGATTCCTGAGCTACCTGAAGATGTGAGCAGCTCTTTACCTGATTGGAGAAAGTAATGGCAAGGTATACGGATTTGAGCCTGGTATATGAGGGCAAAGAAGCAAGTAACATAGGCACTGTAGAGAGCTTTACTTATGTGGATGAAGCTGAAAATAATGCGGACAATATCAGCATTACTATTGACAATGTAGATAAAAGATGGGCGAATGGCTGGACTCCTAAGCTGAATGATAAGATAGCAGCTAAAATAGCCTGGACTGATGAGAATAATAAAAAGAATAAGATTGACTGTGGATCCTTTGCAGTGGATGACTTTTCGATATCATCAAGTCCTTTAACTTGTAGGATAAATGCTACTATAAAGCCTGTAAAAAATGAGTTTAGTGTGACTCCAAAATCAAAGCTGTGGAAAGATATATCGGTAAAGCAGATAGCAAGTGAGATAACAAGCGCATCAAGTCTTAACCTGGTATATGACAGTGATGTGGAAGATAAGATAAAGGAACTTGAACAGTCCAATCAAACGGACTCATCTTTTCTAAAGTCTCTTTGTGACAAGTATGGACTGAGCCTAAAAGTATATGATAATAAAGCTGTAATCTATGATGTTGCAAGATATGAGGACAAAGACAGTGTAGCCGGCATAAAGCCTGATCAGTGTACACAGTGGACCTATAATAACAGCATTTTGGGAACATACACAGGCGCCGTTTTTTCATATACCAATTCTAAAGACAATAAGACTATATCTGTGACGGTAGGCAAGAGTGACAGGCTTTTATATATCAATGAATCTGCAGATGATGAAGCTGATGCAATGAAAAAAGCAATTGCGAAAGTGAATAAATCCAATAGAGATCTTATTACTATGAGTCTTGAGTTGGTAGAGCCTATGCTTATAACAGCTACAAATTGCGTAGATCTGTTCGGATTTGGTGGTGAGATAGATGGGAAATACTTTATAACAAGTATAAATCATAACATAGCAGGTAGCGGATACAGTCAAAGCCTCAGTCTTAGAAAAGTGATATCAAGGATAGGAGCCGGCGGTAAAGAAGATACCCAAAAAGAAGACAATAGTGCAGCAGATGGCATGGAATATATAGTGAAAAAGGGTGATAATCTTTGGAATCTTGCCAAAAAGTATTTGGGTAAGGGTGTGAAGATGAAAGAAATATATGAGGCCAACAAGGATGTGATCGAGAAGGAAGCGAAGAGACATGGAAAGAAAGATTCAGATAACGGTCATTGGATTTGGGAAGGAACGAAGCTAAACATACCGGGTGGAAAGAAGGATTCATGAATGATGTAATCAGAATAGGAAAAGTATCAAGTATTGATTATGAAAAAGGAATGATATCTGTCTACTATGAGGATAGAACTGCCATGGTAACAAGTATTATGCCGGTACTTGGTAATAGCCGATATAAGATGCCTAAAGTAGGTGAGTCAATACTTGTAGCACATCTTAGCAACGGCACTAATGCAGCAGTTGTTCTGGGTACAGTTTTTAATGATGCAAATGTTCCTAAGATGTCAGGTCAGAATGTGTACTATGAGGAGATGTCGGATAGTACGATGATAAGCTCTGATGGAATAGATATAACATTGAAAGCAGCTGCAGGAAGTATAAATGTATCAACTCTTTTAAATCTTATAAAGCGTGTAGAAGCTTTAGAAAGAAGGTGATCATGAGAAAACTTGGAAGCTGGGGAAAAGACCTTGTGTTTTCGGTGTCAAGCGATAAAGTGCTTACTTTTAAAAAGCTTAATAGAGAAGTCTCATCAAGATGGGCAAGTCATACTCCGACATTTGGAAAGCCTAAAAGAGAATTCTTGGGAGCAGACATTGAAACGATTACACTTGATATCACTTTAAATGCTTTTTTGGGTGTGAATATTACTAAGACCATTAAGAAACTCGAAAGCGCATTAAAGATTGGCAGAGCAAATTATATAGTGATTGGTGGTAAAAGGATTGCAAATTATAAATTCAATCTGACAAAGATAAGTGAAGCCTACAATGTAGTATATAGAGACGGTTTTATATCTGAAGCTGATATCACATTAACATTTACGGAGTATCATTGATGAATATTAAAGTGGATTTTACGACAGATAGCAGTATCGATACTGAGCTTTTAATATCAATACAGACTTTGTGCAGCACTTATGAAGGCACAATCCCTTTAGATAGACGGGTTGGACTTGATTCAAGTGTGATATCTGAAAGTATTGATATCTCAAAAGAGATAATTACTGCAGATATTTTTGACAAGGTTGAAAAGTACATACCGGAAGTAGAAGTGATAGAGGTTTCTTTTAAAGAAGGTGAAGACATATCAATGCTTAATGTATTGATAAAGCTGGGAAGGAGGGAAGATGTTTGAACGAGTTCCTGACGTGAGTTTTATTGATGATCTAAGACTTGAAAGCTTGATGGAAGAGCTTGTAAAAGAATATGAGAATGAATACAAGAGGATAACAGGCAATAATGAATACACTCTACCTAAAGTATCACCGTATAGATTTATATTAAATGCTATATGCTTGCAATTGTTTCAAGGCTTTATGTGGCTTGATAACATGGGTAAAATGAATCTTTTAAAATACTCAAGCGGACCGTATCTCGACAATATGGCTGTGGCGTTCGGCATTGAAAGAAAGATGGGAGAGCCAAGCAAATGTAAGATTCGATTTAAGTTATCAAGCGTGCAGACATCAAATATACATGTACCGAAGAATACAAGGGTAACAGATGGCAGCATATACTTTAGAACAACTAAATTTGCTGAGATAGCAGCAGGAAAAGAGTATATAGATGTGGACTGTGAATGTGTAGAAGTAGGTAGTAAATACAATGATATCGGAGTAGGCAGAATTAAGATACTTGTAGACAGCATTCCGTATATAGAAAGTGTATCAAATACAAATACTACAGAATATGGAGCTGATGTAGAGGATGATGAAACACTGAGAGAAAGAATATTTCTTGCAAGTTCTACATATTCGGTAGCAGGTCCGATCGGTGCATATGAATATCATACAAAAGCCTACTCAAGCCTTATATCTGACGTAAGGGTGACGAATCCGTCTCCTAGAGTGGTAGATATAAGAGTTGTCCTAAAAGGTGGAGAAAAGCCGGATGCAGAATTTTGTAGAGGACTTAAAGAGTATCTGTCAAGTGATGATAGAAAACCGCTTACTGATGTAGTGGAGGTAAATGCACCACAGGATACCAACTATAATATCAACCTAAAGTACTTTATAAATGATAGTGACAAGGCGAATGTGACTAATATCCAGGCAGCTGTTACTAAAGCTATAGAAGATTTTAAGAGATACCAAAGCGAACGAATAGGTAGGGATGTAAATCCTTCCATGCTTGTGAGCATGATAGTAAATGCAGGAGCAAAGAGAGTGGAGATAGTTGAGCCGGCATTTATAAGTGTAGATGATGCACATATAGCAATATTGAAGTCATCAAATATCACATATGGAGGCCTTGAAAGTGATTGATATTTTTAACTCTCATATCGTGGATGTTTTACCACATAAATTCAAGTCCGATCCGGAAGTACTTGCACTAAGTCACGCAATAAATACTGTACTTAATAAATACTTTCGGGCATTAAATAAGAGTATGGTTATATCCGGCATTGATAATTTAGGTGAAGAGGTTCTTGACTTAAGAGCAATTGAGCTTGATATCCCTTA